GAAATCAATGGGTGGCATAGCACCCAAGTTTGTCTCTCCCGGCTTTGACGGGATGCCGGACAGGCTTGTCCTTCTTCCGGGAGGGATCATTGCTTTTGCCGAACTCAAAGCGCCGGGAAAGAAACCCCGCCCTCTTCAAGAGGCAAGACACCGGCTCCTTCGGAAGCTGGGATTCAAGGTTTACGTTATCGACAGCACAGAACAGATTGGAGGGATGCTGAATGAACTTCATACCACATGATTATCAGGCTTATGCCATTCGCTATATCGAAAAGCATCCCGTCGCGGCCGTCCTGCTGGACATGGGTCTTGGAAAAACGGTCATCAGCCTGACTGCCGTGTTCGACCTCCTGTTTGACAGCTTCGAGGTCAGCCGGGTGCTGGTCGTGGCACCGCTTCGAGTAGCAAGAGATACATGGCCTGCGGAAATCCAGAAATGGAGCCACCTTACGGGTCTGACTTATGCAGTCGCAGTCGGGACTGCCAAGGAGCGAAAAGCAGCACTTATGCAGCAAGCGGACATCACGATCATCAACCGCGAAAACCTGCAGTGGCTCATTGACGAGTCCGGCTTTCCCTTTGACTACGATATGGTGATTATCGACGAGCTATCGTCCTTCAAAAACCACAAGTCAAAGCGCTTCAAGTCTCTGATGAAGGTTAGACCCAGACTCCATCGCATTATCGGCCTCACCGGCACACCTTCCTCCAACGGTCTCATGGATCTGTGGGCAGAGTTCAAAGTGCTGGATATGGGTGAGCGCCTCGGACGCTTCATCACACAATACCGGACAAATTACTTCATGCCGGACAAGCGAAACGGCGAGATCATCTACTCCTACAAGCCGCTGCTCTATGCGGAGGACGCGATTTACCGGAAAATCTCGGATATCACGATTTCCATGAAATCGACCGACCACTTAAAGATGCCGGAGCTGGTATCCACGGCCTATGAGGTGCAGCTTTCGGAATCGGAGCGTGACCGCTACGAGGATTTGAAGCAGGAGTTCATCCTGCAGCTCCCAGACGGCGAAGTCACCGCTGCCAATGCAGCATCCCTCACCGGGAAGCTCTCCCAGCTGGCCAATGGTGCGATTTATGCGGATACCGGAGAAATCATCGAGTTTCACGACAGAAAGCTGGACGCTTTGGAGGATATTATCGAGGCCGCCAATGAAAAACCGCTCCTTGTAGCCTACTGGTTCCGGCACGACTTATCCCGCATAAAGAACCGCTTCAATGTTCGGGAGATCAAGACAAGCCGCGATATCGCTGACTGGAATGCGGGAAAGATTCCTGTAGCAGTCATACATCCGGCCTCTGCCGGTCATGGCCTAAACCTTCAGGCCGGAGGCTCCACCCTTGTATGGTTCGGGCTCACATGGTCGCTGGAACTCTACCAGCAGACCAACGCCCGCCTCTGGAGGCAAGCCCAAGAGTCCCATACCGTGGTGATCCAGCACATCATCACAAAGGGCACCATTGATGAGCGGATCATGCGGGCACTCACCAAGAAAGAACTGACACAGTCGGCACTGATCGACGCGGTCAAAGCCGAGGTGGTGTGATGAGCGATCCTTATGAAAATCTCGCAAACGCAATCGTGCTGCAGGCCGTGAAGGATTACCGCAACGCCCTGAAGCGCCTGAAAAAGAAGCCCGGTAATCAAGCTGCTATGTCGGATGCAATGGAGTGTGAACGGTTCTTCCGCTCCGGCTGGTACAAGTCCTTAACAAGTGTGGACGGCGAGTATCTCATACAAAAACTACGAGAGGAGGCGAAGTCCTTATGACAGTAAAAGAATATCTCCATCAGGCCTACCGCCTTGATCAGAGAATCAAGTCCGACACGATGGAAGCACAAAACCTGCGTGAGATGGCAGGCAGCGTGTCGGCTATCCAATATGATAAAGACCGCGTGCAGACATCGCGTAATACCGAAGCACCATTTGTCCGGACGCTTGAGAAGCTGTGGACACTGGAAAAGAAAATCGCCGGTGAGCTGGAAATGCTATCAGACCTTAAGAAACAGATACGGGAGGTCATTGAGGCAGTCCCTGATACCGACGAGCGCATGGTACTCAAGTACCGCTACATCCATAACTATACATGGGAGCAGATCGGGATGGAGCTCTGTGCAGATGCCCGCACCATTCGTCGCTGGCACGGTAAGGCGCTCCTTCATGTGACGCTTCCGGATGATCCAATTATCATTTGAAATGCGCCCGAAATGTCCTGCTTTGTCCTAAGATGTCCACCCGCCCTTTATGATAGTATATAATCAGCGAAAAGAATAAAGAAACAGCTGCACGCGCAGCACACAAGCCTTGTGGGAACACCCTGCAGGGCTTTCTTTATGCCCTGAAAGGAGGCACGGCTTATGCCAAGAAAACCACAACGACCGTGCCGCTATCCCGGCTGCCCACACCTAACGGACGGTGTTTATTGTGAGGAGCACGCCAAGGTCATGGAACAGCACTACGAAAAGTTCCAGCGTGGCTACTCTCCCGGCAAACGCTACGGCAGAGCATGGAAACGAATCCGTGACCGCTACGTTCATAAGCACCCGCTTTGTGAGCAGTGCTTAAAGGAAGGACGTTACGTCGCGGTCGAGGAAGTCCACCACATCGTGCCGCTTGCTGAGGGAGGATCGAATGACGAGTCCAACCTTATGAGTCTTTGTCGTTCGTGTCACGAGAAGATTCACCGCGAGCGCGGCGACCGGTAGGGCGGTCAAAATCTCTACGACCCTTTTCCCCGGAAAACGGCGAGGGGTCTTTTACGCAAAAATTGCAATTCAAACAGGGTATTAAACCCTGCACCACAGAAATGGAAGTGATCGACATGGCAAAAGACGGAACCTATCGCGGCGGGCGGCGTGTCAAAGCTGGCTCCAAGCCGGACGCCCTCGCCGACAAAATTATGAAAGGCGCACCTGCAAAGCGTATGGAGCTGCCGGACTTCACCGAAGACATGACCGACTTCGATGTTGACGACATCGGTGACGGTGTAGAGCTGGAAGGCATGGATATGCCAAGTCCGGACGATTACCTCTCTGCTCTGCAGAAGGACGGCAAGCCCCTCGGCGCAGATGAAATCTATAAGGAAACATGGCTGTGGCTCAAGGAACGTGGCTGCGAGAGGCTGGTAAACAAGCGCCTGCTCGAAAGCTACTCTGAGGCCTTTGCCCGGTACATTCAGTGCTCCGAAGCGGTCAGCAAATACGGCATGCTCGGAAAGCACCCGACCACCGGCGCTGCCATTGCGAGCCCTTTCACACAGCTTTTAATGAACTTTCAGAAGCAGGCCAACCTGCTCTGGTACGAGATTTATGACATTGTGAAGCAAAACTGCACCGAGCCCTTTGAGGGCAGCCCGCAGGACAGCGTGATGGAGCAGCTGCTTCGAAGCAGGAGGAATATGTAAATGAACACACAGAAATTGGAACAGGTACCTATTGATAAACTGGTGCCCTATGCCCGGAATGCCCGGACGCATAGCAAGGAGCAGATCGCACAGCTCCGCGCTTCTCTCAGGGAGTTCGGCTTTGTGAGTCCTGCGGTCATTGATGCAGATTATAACATCCTCGTCGGCCACGGTCGCATTACGGCTGCCCGCGAGGAAGGATATGAAACCGTGCCCTGCGTCTTTGCCGAGAACCTGACGGAAGCACAAAAGCGTGCGTATATCCTTGCGGACAATCAGCTGGCGCTCAACGCAGGCTGGGATGAGGAAATGCTGTCGGTCGAATTATCTGACCTGCAGGATCAGTCCTTTGACCTATCTCTCCTCGGCTTTGATGCCGGTGAGCTGGATAAGCTGCTCGGCACCGGGAATGAGAAGGACATTGCCGATGATGACTTTGACCTCACTGCTGCCCTTGAGAAGGCCTCCTTCGTGGAGCCCGGCGACATCTGGACGGTCGGCAGGCATCGTGTTATGTGTGGCGACGCCACCTCGCCGGAAGATGTGGAAAAGCTCATGGGCGGCAAGAAAGCAAACCTCGTCCTGACTGATCCGCCCTACGGCGTATCCTTTAAAGCCTCGGACGGCCTTACGATCCAGAACGACTCTCTCAAGGGCGAGGAATTTTACAAGTTCCTGCTGGCAGCTTTTAAGAACATGGCTGACCACCTCGAAAAAGGCGGAGCCGCTTACTGCTTCCATGCGGATACCGAAGGACTCACGTTCCGAAAGGCATTCATTGACGCAGGCTTCCACCTCGCCGGTGTGTGTATCTGGGTAAAGAACAGCCTCGTGCTCGGTCGCTCCGATTATCAATGGCAACATGAGCCTGTGCTCTACGGCTTTTTGCAAAACGGCAAGCACCCGTGGTATTCCGACCGCAAGCAGACCACCATCTGGAACTACGATAAGCCAAAGCGCAATAAGGATCACCCAACCAGCAAGCCGCTTGATCTTCTGGGCTATCCCATCCAGAACTCCTCTCAGGAAAATTCTGTAGTTATTGATACCTTCGGCGGCTCCGGTTCCACACTGATGGCCTGTGAGCAGTTAAACCGTATCTGCTACATGATGGAGCTCGATCCAAAATACGCCTCTGTCATCCTTCGCCGTTACGTGGAGGATACCGGCGATGAGGAAAATGTGTATGTAATAAGGAACGGTGAAAAGTTCCTCTATTCCGCTCTGGCAAAGGAAGTCGAGACCTCTCCGACGGCGGGTGTATAGTACACAATTTCTGCCCGGATTCTTCGGCGATTTTCTACCTCAGAAAATGTCGAAAATCGCTTGATAAATAAGGCTTTCAGAGTGATGTATATACATGCCGAAAGGCACAGCAACAACCACATTTTCAAAGGAGGAACACACTCATGAAAGCAAATTACAACGTAACCGGAAACGACAGAAAAGCATTAGTCGCAGCCATTGAAAACCTCACTGGCGACAAGGCAATCTACATGCGTATGCCGACCTGCGCTTACGAGATCGGCGACATCACGGTCGACAAGGAAGGCAGCGTAACCTGTGAGGACGCTGACAAGCTGGAACGCATCATCCACAACCTGATCGCGGATGGCTTCACACCGGAGGATACCGAAGAGGTCGAAAGCGACGATGAAGCCACTGGCCTTACCGTCAGCCTCCCACTCGACAAGGTGGCGGTCGGAAACCTCACCAACCTCCTCACAGCCAAGGAAAGCCTCATCAAAAAGGCTCTCGGCATTGACGACCTTGGCATCGAGGTCACAGAGGATACGGTCAGCTTCCCTTGGTTTACTGAGATGCCGGAGCCGGAAGAGGTCAAGGCCTACACCCACTTCATTGCAGCCCTTGGCAAAATGAGCCGGGATTTGAAGCGCATCAGCGCCACCGAGAAGGAAGTTGACAACGAGAAGTACGCATTCCGCTGCTTCCTCCTGCGACTTGGCTTCATCGGAAACGAGTATAAAGCAGAACGCAAGATTCTCCTTAAGAATCTCTCTGGCAACTCCAGCTGGAAGAACGGCGCACCGGAAAAGGAGGTGGCAGCATGCGAATGATCACGAAAGAGCAGCTTGAAGCGCTCCGCTCCCGCTACCCGGCAGGCACCCGCGTGGAGCTTCTCCAGATGGACGATGTGCAGGCTCCGCCTATCGGCACCAAGGGAACCGTTACGGGAGTCGACGATACCGGCAGCCTCATGGTGAACTGGGACAACGGCTCCGGCCTGAATGTCATCTACGGCATCGACCGCGTGCGGAAGGTGGTGGACTGATATGGATGAAAAGGTAAAGGAGCAGATCCTCGCCATACGGGATACCGGCCTTACAAATATGTTCGATGTGAACACGGTGCAGCGGCTGGCCTATGAGAGAGACTTCTACGAGCTGGTTTTATACCTTGAGGATCACCGGAAAGAATACGTGAATTTCATTCTGACCGGCGAGGCATAAACTACACAATTTAGGCCTCAAAACTTCCCGCAGGATTGTCGCATATATTTCGATAAATAGCTTGCTATTACAGGCGTTCAGAGTGATATATGTACATACCAAAAGGGAAAACAACCACAAGGAGGAACCACCATGAAGTACACAATTGAAGCCATAGAAAACGCAAAGCCCGGAATGCGCTGGGAAGAGATCGGATGCCATTGGACGCTGGGACAGGCCTACCTTTACAGCAAGGAAGCCGGAAACGATCTGCCGAACTTCGCCGAAGTCATCTGGGATTACGACATCGAAGCGATCCTTGCAGATTGCCGGAAGCTCGGAGTAAAGGAATTCACCATCAGCTCCACCTTCTCAAGCCTCATCGAGACCATTGCAAAGTTTGAGGAGCTCGGTTGCACGCTGGACGGAATTGTAAAGGTCAAGGAGCGCTACACCCACTTCGGAAGCGACGAGCACGCCCTCATCCCGGCCTTCAAGATGACGGTAAAGGAGGCGTAAGGA